CCCTCGCAACGTAACCAAGGAACGATATATAAAGAAGTTGTGCGATGAAGGTATGCAAGAAGAAAGGGCGTTAATATTAGCGGATGTAGCATATGCCGATCAATCTAACTGATGCCGGAAAGGAAAGGGAAAGGGCTTTGCATGTACGGTTAGTCATGCAGTTAGAAGAAGAAGCCGAGCAAATAATAGCTGATTCCTTGCAAAAGGTAGCGAACGCGGCAGCGGATGTTTTCCAACAAACGCAAAGCCTCGCAGCCGTTGAAATGGTGACACTTAGTCACCAGTTCCAGATAGCGAGAACGTTAGAGGAATTATATAGGTTTGCTGCTATTACGTTTTCCAGTCGTGTATTTGATGCCGTTGGTAGAAAATTCTTTAATCGTTACCTTGAAATAAAGGACGCACAAAGCACGTTTGACAGGGCGTTAGAAGCTTGGATATTAGAGAATGCGTTTGAACAAGCGCAATTAATCACCGATACGACACGGAAAGACCTTGCAAAGTTGATTCTTGACGCGGGAGCTGCTAATCTTACGGTTAATGAAACGACAAAATTAATTAGGGAAAAACTAGGCGAGCAAATAGCCGCAAGTAGGGCAAGAACGATAGCCAGAACGGAAACGCATAACGCTGCTACCTTTGCCAGTCTAACCTCGGCCAGTGCTTTGGATAATGATTTAGATTTAGGGCTAAAAAAAATATGGCTTGCCGTTGACGACAAAAGAACAAGACCGGATCATAGTGCTACTGAAAGGCAAACGCTAAAGACCCCTATTCCTATAAATGATTTATTTCGTGTAGGAAGTAAACGAATGTCAAGACCGGGTGATCCAAACGGCGGAGCGTCGCAAGTAGTGAATTGTTTGCATCCTGATAATAAAGTTTGGTTTGCAAGTCCTAATGCTTTAACAAGGAGATTCTACAAGGGATTGATGATTGTTATCGAGACTGCCGATGGATATAACATCACCGTTACCCCTAATCACCCGATATTGACAGACAGCGGATGGGTTAAGGCTTCGGAAATTAAGCAGACTGATAGCATAATTTGCGCAAACAGATTGTATGGGAAAATTTTTGGTAACTTTAATATAGATGACATCATACCCTCTATTGAGCAAATCTATAATTCTTTGTCTATAATATTTATGCGTATGAGGATTGCAGCCGTTGACGTGAATTTCCACGGCGAGGCTATTAATGAGAATGTCGATGTTGTATTTGGAAACGGGAGCTTGAGTAATAGGTTGAAATCCTTTTTCTTTGATCCAATTAGCGAACTCAAATTCCCAGATCCCGACCTTACTATGGGTATTGAACTTTGTAACCGCTTGCTGGATAAGTGTTTCATTGGTGACGACTCTGCCCGTAACGGCTATATGAGCTTTGGAAACTTGATTTTCACGTTGTTTAGAAGTCATCAAAGACCATTTAAGAGTCTCGGCCTCGCTTTGAGTTCTAGGCTTGATACCGGACTTAATGAGTCTTCTGTTGACAGCACCTCGATCAATTCTCAAGTGTTTGGAAATTCGATTGACAGAGAGTCCATTATTAAAAAGCCTGATAATTTCAGGAATATGTTTGTCAAGAGCAAGGTTATAGAACATAATAATTTTAAATATGAAGGTTATGTTTATAATCTTAGTGATGAAAAAGAATACTACATCTGCAATGGGATTGTCAATCATAATTGTCGATGCGCGCTAGGTTTTGAAACCACAAACGAAACAGGATAGTTCTATGGATTTAGATATAAAAGATTTTATCATTAAAGAATGTAAGATTGATATTAAAGCCGATCACGAAGATGACGATGGACGCATAAAATTTGAAGGCTTTGCGTCTACATTCGGAAACAAAGATAGCGACGATGATATCATCGAACAAGGCGCGTTTAAAAAGAGCCTTAAAAAAAGAATGCCTAAGTTATTATTGCAACATAGATCCGATAAACCGATAGGAAAATTTACGGTAGTAAAAGAGGATGATGTAGGATTGTTTGTTAAGGGAGTGATTTTGCCAACTTCGGACGGAAAGGATGCCGGTATCTTACTAAAAGGGGGAGCGTTAGATTCTATGTCTATAGGCTTCATGCCCGTACTAACAGAATTCGGAAAGAATGGACTTAGACGCTTAAAGGAAGTTGATCTATTTGAAATTAGCTTAGTTACTTTCCCGGCAAATGCCAGAGCCACAATTACCGACATTAAATCTATAGAACAAATAAAGACAATACGTGAATTCGAGAAATTCCTACGGGATGTAGGCTTTAGCCAGACACGAGCGAAGTTATACGCGAGTAAAGGCTTTATACCGGCAGAGGACGTGCAGCGGGATGCTGGATTGACAGAAATAGCCGAATTACTAAAAAATAATTTAAAAATGTTTAAACAATCATAAGGGTAAAATCATGGATTTATCAGAAATCAAAACGTTGGTTACAGATCAAAATACAGTTTTAGCAGCTTTACATATCAAGTTTGACGAACAAGACAAGAAATACGATAGTATCAATTTAGAAGCTATCGAAAAAATGAAAACTGAATTGTTGGATTTACAAGAATACAAACAAAAAACCGATAGAATACTCGCTGCCAGAGGCATGATCGGCGAGGACAAACCCGTGAACAAAGACGCTGAAGAATATAGCGCATTGTTTACTAAGTTTATGAGACTCGGTGACGAACGTATGAACCACAAAGATCGTGAGAGATTAGAAGATTTAAACAAAAAGTCTTTATCCGTCAACATAGATACCGATGGTGGTTTTACCGTAACCCCGGAAATGTCGACAAAAATTGGTACTCGTATATTTGAAACGTCACCTGTTAGGCCAATAGCAACCGTACAGTCTATAGGTTCAGATTCACTTGATGTAATGTTAGATGATGATGAGGCTATAAGTGGGGGCTGGGCATCGGAAAAAGAAGAGGTTGACGAAACCGATACGCCTAAGATTGGAAAGCTTAATATTCCGGTACATGAGCAATTCGCGCAGCCAATTGCTACGCAAAAAATTCTTGACGATAGCGGGATTGATATTGAAAATTGGTTAGCCGGTAAAGTTAGTCGTAAAATAACACGGGTAGAAAATCTTGCGTTTGTATCCGGTGACGGCGTTGGTAAACCAAAAGGCTTTTTATCTTATGATGATTGGGCAGTACCAAGTACAGGAACTGTACGGGGTGTATATGAGAGGAATGCGCTGGAAACTATTAATTCCGGTACGGCTGGTGCTTTTGAGTCCGATACATTAATAAGATTGCAAAATAGCTTGATAGAAGATTATCAGTCCGCAGCTGTATGGCTTGGTAATCGTCATACAATAGGTGAATTGTTGCAATTGAAAGACAGTGAAGCAAGGTATCGTTTACTTACTTTCCTTGAAGGTGGCAATATGATGTTGCTCGGCAAGCCGATAATTTTTGCTAACGATATGCCTACCATTGCTGATGATGCAACCGTACTTTCTTATGGTGATTTTGGCGAAGGTTATCAAATCGTAGATAGACTTGGAATACGTGTATTGCGTGATCCATTCACAAGCAAACCTTTTATTAAATTCTATACAACAAAGCGTACAGGTGGTGCTGTGATTAACTTTGAAGCAATTAAACGCTACAAGTTATCTATCTAACATTATCATTTAGACCATATTGCTAACGTCAGCAATATGGTTGTAACTAATAAATTATAGGAGATTTTACGATGCCTAATAGGGAACTGAAAAATACACTTCAACATATCAACGCGTTTGATATTCAAGCCATCACTACCGACACTACTACGGTAGGCGAGATAGTGGATACGGAAGGTTTTGATTCGTTTTTGTTAGCGTTTCTATCCGGTACTATATCCGATGGAGCTTTTGAGATATTAATTGAAGATGGCAACGATTCGGGTTTATCCGATGCAGCCGATGTTGACGATCTATTTTTGGAAGTTTCGGAAGCGGATACGTCTTATACAGCGTCTGAAAGCAACAAAAGTAAAACTATAGCTTATGTTGGAAATAAACGTTTTGTACGACCATCTATCATATCAACAGGAACGTCAAGCGGTGGATTTTTCGGAGCTATTGCTTTACCCGGTCATCCGGGCGTTGCTGCAACGGGTGCGAATAGTTAGCCGAGGCGAACACGAGACGAACACGAGACGAAAGGGAGGGGGCAATTTATCCCCTCCCTTTAACATTAATTTAAAGGTATACTATGCAGCGTGTCAAATTTGTAAAAGAAGCGTCAGGATATACGGATTGTCGTACATTAAGATATTTCAAGGTAGGCGATATTTGTACCGTAAATGATAGCCTGGTTAAAAATTTCCTTTCAAGAGGATCTATAGTAGTCCTTGACGAAGAAAAGACCATTGTAGAAAAAGTTTATAATCTTGTCCTTGAAGACAAGACCGACAAAAAGATAAAGACAAGGGTGAAGAAGTTGGGTAAGAAAAAAGGAGGCTGAACCTACAGGAATTCTTAGGTAATAAAACGCAGAAAGAAAAAAGCGGAGTAGTACATGAAATATATTGAAATATTAGAAGACATAGAATGTCACAACCTTAAAAAAGGTGATGTATATTGTATCAATAAAAAGATTATAGTTGCTAAATGGTTAGCCGGTGAAATTGGAAACGAATACGGCTTGATAAGCCCTACCACAGCAGGGGCTGTGGTTCACGCGGGGAAAGCTAAGTTTCTAGATCAAGAAACGGTTAAAAAAATGGCTGCAAACGATTTAGCAAAGAAAGCAAAAACAAAGAAAAAGGCTGTCAAAGCCAAGAAAAAAGATAAACCGGAAAATGCGGATTTGGATTCCGATATATCCGATGATGGTAATTAACAAGAATTAAAACTTAATTATAGGGGTTTGATATGACTTTTAGTAAAGAAACGATCTTCAAGGATCAGCAAGGTAAAAGACAAGTTTATCAAGATGGAACAACGCTATTGCTTCAAGCAGGGGCTAAGTTTCTAACCGAGGGCAACGTAGGTACTGCGGAATCAAATATAACCGCCGTTGAAAATGGTAACGCCTTTATACATACAACTGTATTAACGCTTGCCGGTGTGGCCGCTTTGATTGGCGATACCGCTGCACTTGGTACGGGTTCGTTAGTTTATACTTTCCCGGACGGTGAAATTATTGTTGATAGTGCGTTTATGTCAGTGGGTGTAAATCTTACGACCGGCACACCGACAGACGATACGCCAGAGGTCGGACTAGGTACGGTAGTCGCGTCCGGTGCGGTATCCGTTCTTAGTGGAACAGCTACATTCGAGAACATTATAACAGGGCAAGTGGCAGCCGATATAGCTGGCACGGCTACCGTGAAGACGGCTATCCCGACCGCGAATATACCGCTAGTTATAGCTGCTGCCGATCCGCATACAGTATTTCTCAATATAGCCGACACATGGGCTAACGTTGACGATACCGCAGCTACGTTAAGCGGTATTGTTGTATTTAATTGGACATTCTTAAATTAGAAATAGTTAGGGCAAATTAGAGGTTAGAATATGGTTGGGAACAAGTTAGGAAAATTTACCACTCACAGGAAAGTTTTTGACGAGGAAGCTATAATATTAAGCGGTCAAACGGAAAGCGGTATAATTAATACGCTTGGTTTGACTCTTAAAGGAATCATTGTACCGGCTGGCTTTACGGGTACGAATCTTGCGTTTCAAGCGTCAGATACTGCTGGTGGTACGTTTGAACCCGTACACGATGATTCGGGCGTAATAGCCCTAACGGTGGCCGTTGATACCGTAAGATTATTTAGTACGGATCTTCTTGCTACCTTGCAATTTATAAAGCTTGTTTCGGATTCACAAGGTTCAGACTCTACTATTAGATTATTGTTTGGATAATGGTTGAAACAAAAACATTTACGGATAATAGAAGCTCTAAGGATATTGTCACAATTTTGGACGGTAAATGTGTGACGGAGGTTTTTGATCTTCATGGAATGGTATTTGTAGGAATTAATTTACCGGCCGAGCTTACAAGTAAAAAGTTTTTCTTTCAATCATCCCCGACCGTCAACGGTATTTTTCAAGACTTATTTAATCAGGACGGTGTAAGGTTCACTTGTCAAGTAGCCCCTAGCCGAAATGTAAGATGGGATATAATAGACTTTAAAGCCGATAGATTTTTGAAAATCCTAAGCGATAAAGAAGAAACCGCAGACAGAATTATAACGCTTCAATTTTCACTGAGGTAAATTATGGGGTTTATTAATAGGGCGGTAATAGGTGACGAAATAGTTACTATTGGCGGTGATACGAAAGTCGATACTATTAATGTTGATTTACAAGAGAGCAATGATAAGATTTTAAAGCAATTAAGATTATTAAATAAAAATATGCTTGAAGCGACAGGCTTCGGATTCACGCTTAATGATGTAAAGGATGATACATAATGAGTACAATACAGAACGGTAGAAACGGCAACAAGGCCACAGTTGATAAAAAAGGTCGCTTGCATGGTTATAATGTAGTTATTGATGAAGCCTTACAAGCGAATCAAGACGGCGATGCATACAGTATTGAAACGGGGCTTGTTACATTAACGGATGCTGTCAATACACCGGTATTATTTATTAAAAACAATGAAATAAAGAGTCTACATATAAGAATTTTTGCTTTTGGTTCAGGAACTTCAACGGGCGGATCGGCTACCGTACCCATAATAATAACCATAATAAGGAATCCTACAACTGGTACGATAGTTAGTGATGCAAACAATGTAGCTATTAATTCAAATAGAAATTTCGGTAGTACAAAAACATTAAACATTGATGCTTTTGTCGGTGCGACGGGTTCAACTTTAACCGACGGCTCAGACCATATTAAAAGACAAATACCAGCATTTGATCAGCGTAGCGGAAGCATAGATGAACTTATACCCAGAGGCGCATCAATAGCTTTTAAAGTGCAAGCACCGCCGAGCAATACCAGCGTTGATATAAATGTAGGCGTTATAGCGCATTTAGAAATAGACACATCGGATGTATAGATGGCTTTACCGGTTAATATAGTAGGTGGCAAGAATAATGACAGAGTAGCCGAAGTCGATAAGTGCGGTGCGTCGGGTGTTGTAGTGCATCCGCATCCGCCGTTAAATCAAGATGAATGTATACAGCTATTACCGTTTAAACAATTACTTACACTTGATGGCACTGCAAATACAAGCGGGGATATGCTGGTTGATGGTTCGGTTACTAATGTTGAGTTTTTTGTATCAGCAATACAGGGCTTTGATTTATATATAAAAAACTTATCAATTATGATCTCCGATAAGGGGGCTGCATTAAATAAATTCGGGAATATAGCAGCATTAACTAACGGCTTGGATTTTTTCTATGAGTCACAAGATACGGGTAAATTTGTTGTTGAAACAGCTTTGCAAACGAATCACGATTTTGTAAGATTATCATTATACCAGCCGATGGTTGGCTCGACAATGAAATTGGTAAATGCAACCGCAGATCAAGATTCTTTTATTCCGGTAATTGATTTTAATACAATATTCGGGATGCAGTACGGTTTACGATTACGTAAGAATACTAATGATAGAATAGTATTTACGGTAAAAGATGATGTAACCGGAATCGATGAATTTGATATAATTGCTTACGGAATAAAAATTAAAGGGGAAGGTGAGTAAATTATGCCGCATTCAACAACAAGATTTAGACATAATCTACTCACCGCACCAGCTATCGAGCCTATAACACTCGCGGATGCCAAGCTACATTTACGCGTTGATTTTACCGATGATGACGACATTATCACCGCATTAATTATAGTAGCGAGACAAGCCGTGGAGGAATTCGTAGGGCGCGCATTAATTACGCAAACATGGCAAGTATTCTATGATAGATTCCCCGATATTTTCTATGGTCAAAGTGATAGTTGCGATATAACGGGCGTTTCTTTGGAAGTGCCCGTTAATTATTTTCAGAACAGGGGTAGAAGGGCGCGCGAAATAGAATTATTAAAACCTCCTTTGCAATCCGTTGCACATATAAAGACATTCGATAACGAAGATGTCGAAACGATTTTCCCGTTAGCAAACTATCAAGTATCAGTGTATAGCGGAGTAACCGCGACAAGGGGTAGGGTTACATTACGGGAAGGTGTGA